CATCGGCGGCACAGGCGACCTCCGAAGGGTCTGTTATTGACAACGCCATTATTGACGAGTCTGTAAAGGGGCTTCACACCAAGGACGCATACGACGATCTCTTTTCTTACCCCTACTATCATGTCTTCCACGGGGTCGTGACCCAGGTTGACTTTCAGTTTTCTGGTGGGTTTCAGACGGCCAGCTTGAACTGTGCTTCGATGCTTCATTTCTGGGAGTACCAGAACATGAGTACGAACGCTTCTTTCTTCGGCGCTCGCCCTACCAACTCCAAGCTCAACTACAGCCTACTGGGGCATAACTTCACGGGGATGCACCCGTATCAGATCATCTACACGTTGTTCCACGATACGGCGGGCGCTGCGGGCGGTGTTACCCATGCCATTAGGCAGCAGACCAACGTAGACGCAAAGATCGACGGGCAGGAGTCTTTGTTCTCGTTGAACATCAAGTATTGGGAGCAGCGTTTCCAACAGAGGATGATCGGCCTTCGGATGCACGGGGTATCTGGGGCGATGTATAACACTGTTCAAGCAGCGTTCCTTGGACGGCTTTCTACGGCGAATGCCAACAACTTGTTCAAGTCTCGATACCCAGGAATCGAGGGGTCAGCCCAAGCCAGGAGTCAAGTATCCAGCATCTTCGATCAAGCAGTTGCTTTGGGTTTGGTCCAAGGAGACCGGAGGACAGCCCAGATCGCTCGAACGAAATGCGGTCTTGATGCAGGGGGTACGCACTCGGCGATGGGTGAGGCTAACTGGGGGCAGGCCGGACCACAAGACGCGGATTCCGATGGCAATCTCGAAAAAGATGACGTTGAACTCAATATGTTTGAGATGCAGGCGTTCGTCAAAGACCTTGGGCAGCTTGGGCAGATCAATATGTTCGAGTCGGCTTATGAGTCCAAGCTCGATATTATCAACAAGGTCTGTGAGGTCACGGGCTTTGAGTTCTTCCAAGATGTAGATGGAGATTTCGTCTTCAAGCCTCCAATGTATAACCTCGACACATCTTCCAGCCGCATCTATCGGGTCGAGGATATCGACCTCATTAGTTGTAACTGGTCAGAGAAGGAACCCGACTGCACATACATGACGGTCAAGGGCTCTCATTTCGCCAACATCGCAGGTACGGGGTTGGATAATGAGTGGGGTGTTCAAGGGACGTTCATTGATTACAAGCTCGTAGCGCAGTTTGGATGGCGTCCCGGGTCGTTCGAGACCGCTTACTTCAATGATCCAAGACAGATGTTCTTCGCAGCCGTCAACCGCACGGACATTCTGAATGTCGGTGTAAACTCTGGCAGTGTGACGATTCCTTTACGTCCAGAGCTTCGTCCCGGTTATCCGATCTACATCGCCCACTTGGACGCCTTTTACTACTGCAACTCGTTCGCTCATGCCTACCAAGCCGGGGGTCAATGTACTACGGCTCTTCAGTTGATCGGTAAGCGGGCAAAGTTTTTCGCTCCCGGTCGTACTGACATGGAGGGTATCGATGCGATTAGATTAGAGGACATGCTTCGCCCCCCGAAGCCTTTGTCGGTTTATGAGCAGATAGACGGGGAGTATATTCATCGAATCAAGGGGTATCCGAATGTTGTGATGGCACTCGACCCCACTGCTCTCAACCCAATGTTCTTCATCACTGGGGTTGATGGGGAAGCCTTGTCTCAACCTGACACTCTTCGTTCTTTGTTGAGGGCTGCCTCCAAAATGAATCAGGTAGTTACGGAGTGTACCTCGCCCGCTGATAAGGCGAAGGGAGAGTTCAAGTATACGACGGGCGAGGGGACCAACATCACGACTACTTATATCACCATTGATCCAGAAGGTTCCGCCCGTGGTGAGGTTCGTTCAGACGGCCAGCTTGGTGGCTACACCACGGGAAGTGTCGGTGGAACCGTCGAGCTTTCTAATGTTGCGGCAGAGCGTGAAGAGATTTTGAGCACATCAGCCCCGGCTGCTGCTTCTTCTGCTGCATCAATCCGAGATCTTTCAGCCCAAATGGCGGCGAATAAGACAAGCCAAGCCAAACTCAAGAAGACTATGAAGTCTACCCCGATGGGGATAGCCCCAGCCCCGGTGCGTGGTAAGCCCACGCAGGGGACGCTCAACGACCACGCTAACTTTGCGACTCGGAGCGGCTTGGAACAGGATCTCGCCGAACTCTCTGCCGATTGGATAAAGCTGGATGCTGAACATACAGCATTACAGTCCCAGTATGCAGCTTCTCAAGAGGCTCATATCACCTCCAAGTTGACAGGTGCGACTGCAACGGCTGAACAACAGATGCTATCGGATATCGTCAAGCTGGCAAGCCAGCACTTCAGTAGAGGGGAAGCTGCACGTTCCGGTTGGAACGATCTGGATAGCTCTTCCAACCTGTTGGATTTGATCAGCAACAAGAAGGCTATCTTCACGAATGGGGAACTCCCTGGACAGTATCGGTATTACTCATCAGCGGCCCCCACGGCTGATGATCAAGGTGACGCTTGGGATCTTATCCCCCCAACAGCGACCGGTGCCGCCCCCCTGGCAGACCGAGGTCTAACTGGAGCAGGGGGGAATCTCAATCAAGCTACGAATACCCAATGGCTAACAGGTGCAAGGATCACGACGCCTTCACGGGAGCTAATGCCCCCCGAAGCAGCATTGGGCAGTGGAACCATCTTCAAGGGCTTGTATGTCGAAAGACATCCTGGCACTCGGGAGGTGATGGCAACCGAAGACATCCATCAGCTAATGTTCTCGATCCATAAGGTCAAAAAGAAGTTCCGTGTCGAGAGACAAGGGGTCAGGGTCAATCAATCAGCAAATATCACTTTTCAGCAGCTTGTAAACGCCATTACGCAGATGTGGGCCCACACTTCGGCTGGGGGCCAGCGTGCTGACGATTGGGGGACCAGTGGATATTGGCCCGCCACAATCCCCGATGCTGATTGGCGGGGCGGCAAGCCAGAAGGATCGACAGCGATGGCTAAGGGGGCCGCCGGGAACAAGGGAAGGATAAGTTGTGCATATGCACAAGTTCGACATCTGATTTTTGGAGACACAGGCGGCACCTCGACAACTAACCCTGCCTACCGTTATCAACTCGAAGATGCCGGGGTGAATGGAACGGGAAGTATCTGGCTTCGGCCCATGTGTTTGTGGCACACACTCAACGAACTCATCCTGGATCACGACGACTCCGCCATGTTCGACCGGGCATCGGAGAAGCCGGACAAATGGACGTTCCAAGGGTCAAAGTCATCGCCGGATAGGGCATGGGACAGCGGTGCTGGGATGCAGGTTCCAAAACTCTGTATGTATAGGGGCAGTTCCAGTAACAACCAGATGACCGCTTGGGCATACGTCTCCAAGCCAGCCTATTCGCTTGTACAGTCCTGGTCGATGGGCCTACCCGGGCTGGTCACCTCCTGGGGCGCTAACAACTGCGGACTTCCCACATGGGGCTTACGGGGCGGAGCAACCTTTCTCGATGATAACGCCTGCCCTGTGGCTATTCCTGTCAACATGACCATGAAGCAAGTTTTTTGCTGGCATTGGGACTTTGGTTTTGAGAACGGTCAGACTGGAAAAGCTGCGTTGCAATCCAAGCATTACACAGGCAGCAACGCCCCCTTCCGCAAGATAGCTTTCGAGCCAAAATACCCCGACAGGTGTTGTCAAATCCATCAACCCGGTTGGTATATTCATGGCGCATCACACTTCCCAGCGAATAGCGTAAGAGTCGGCAATCTCAACAACGAGGATATAATGAACCTCTCTGCTCGATTTCAAGGCACCGAGGGTTACGCTTATTCGCTGTTCGGTACCGAGACAGATAGCGAGATGTGGCCGAACGTCGCTTGGGGTCAGATAGCGGGGGACAAAACATGGGGCATGACATTGGGCCTCATCATGTCAAGGGGGCTTGCGGTCGCCCCGTACAATAGACAAGAGGTCTTTGAGGCTTTCCAGAGGGGTGCCATTCAGCAGTATGCGGCGGGGGTTTACAACATCTGGAAGAAAGCCAAGAGGTCGGGTTCGAGGGTCTTTTCTGGTGTCAACAGGATCATGTCAGATGTTTTTGATATTTCCGTCAACTCGACGGTGCGCCAAGACTATGTGACGGATTCTTGGAAGACTGTTGAGACGCAAGCTCCAGTGTTTCCTGTCAGCGATGCCAAAGGCTACACGGTGGTTGGAAACTATCGTTATGGCCGTGGATTGGACATCCTCGCTGACAACCCCATGCAAAACATGCAAAAGGTCGATCCTACAAGTGCTATCGACAAGAAGTACGTTGACGACTTTGTGCAGTCTTTGGTGTCAGGCACCCACAACCCTGACGAACAAGCGGTGATTGCCGATTCGAGTCGTGTGGTGACAGACCAGATTGCTAACTACTCAACGATGACCGGGCAGCAGCAGTCGATCTACAACTTGGAAGTAGCTCTGGCTAACAACTTCTCCGCACAGGAGATCATTGATTATGGGCTTGGTCAATGGGATACCGAGGCTGACCATTTCGACCTCAACTTCCAGAACTGGTTGGCTAATAAGCAGTTTGAGGGCACCCAAAAGCTCGTCGTAGAGAACGCCGCCTATTCGTTAGCAGACCTTGGTTCTATTGTTGACGATCTGCCACCAGCCAGCGCCCATCGAGGTGCCGAGTCGTCTGTGGCGATGCGTGCCTTCAGCACAGACTTCGCCAACGTGCTTGCCCAGCAGGACATGGGCATGGCGGAGGCTTTCTCCGAGCTTGACTTCGGCTCTGACGGTAAGCCTTTGTTGGATGCCCCTTCAGTTGGACAAGTTCTCGAACAGGGGAGCAAGACCCCTCTGTGGCAAGATTACCAAGCAGCGATTCGTGGCTACGTGAGTGAGAACTTATCTGGAGACAATGGTCCCTTCAGTGATGCCTGGGGTGACTTCCAAGACACTATCAATAAATCCGTTGCCGGTACGCAGGCCGCAGGTGCCGCTTTTGACCAAGCCGTTGATAATGAGAAAGCGGCGTCTGAAGCTGTAAAGACCTTTGACTGGGACACCGAGGATTAGCATGTTTGCAACATCACCATTTTCTGGATTTTCTACTTTTACTTCTTACCAGGGGCATCACCAGCTTCAACAAGCAAAGGCCCGTAAGAAGCTCCAAGAGGCACAACCGAGTCGAAACCCCCATTTGGGGGTGGGTCAAGTTGTCAACGTCAACTACGAAGAGTTTTTCGTTACGCTTCGTATTGTCATTGGGGACGACTTTCAGAATCAACGTGTTCCTGTTCCAATCACTTTTCCTGGGGCTGGGGCACGACATTTCTTTGGATCAATGCCAGAGGTTGGAGACAACTGCGTGGTTGGTTGGATGCCCCAAGAGAGCGGGGGTGCCGGACCGAGAGATAATGAAGGAACCAAAACACCAGTAATCCTGGCTTGGATTCCACCCGGGGCTTGGCTTGGACACGACTGGGTTATTACCTCTCCCTTCACCGCCGACGAAGAAAGGATGGGACCACGGGGAGCGGCGATGGTCGAGGGGCAGTTCGCCCGTACTCGACACAAGAGGATGCACCTACGACCTGGGGATATTGGAGCAAGCTCTTCCAAAGGGTCAGACATCCTGTTGAATGAAGGGGTTTACATTACGAACCGTAAGGCGAATGAGCTACGGTTGAGAGACCAAGACCAAGCCTTTGTTGTTCGGTCACAGCAACAGTTTCATGTCATGTCAGGGGCACGGGTCTATGCGGGCATGATCCAACGAGATGCCCACCTTCTTCAATCTGCCGTGTTCCATTCGAGGGGCTGGGCCACCGACCAGACAATGATGGGTAAAGACCAGAGCGGTGGGGGTGAACCTTGGATGGCAGGTTCGGCAATAGGTGCTCCCGATGCCGCCATTGATTTCTTGCGTATGCCTCGACCGCCTAATGTACGGTTTGAACCGATTTTGGCGTCCATAAAGGGGAAGACTGGGACTGACCCCGACAAAAAAGCCGTTTATGGGGGCAAGCCCATCTTTCGGGTCGCCTATAACGAACAAGGGTACACCAATAATGCAGAGCTAACAGGTGCCAAGGCGTTCTCCGAGTATCGTATTGAAGTAGACCACACGACGGATGGGATACTTCCGGTTTCAGAACAGACAGAAGGGGTTGATCTTGACCGAATGTCGGGTAACCGTGGGCAGGCTTTCATTGAGTTTGCATTAGGGACCGTGGTCGGGAACAACGCCTTCAATGCAGACCGTGCTTTGTACGGGGTTCCGTTGAGGCCAGTGGTGTTTGACGGGCCGACTGCTACTCCTTCGATTTCTTCGGCTGCTGGCTTTGAACTCGGTGAACAAGCGGCCACGTTGTTTCGGGTACACCCAGTAGCTCCCGGGGATAAGTCACAGCACTCTGGAAGTTCATGGACATCTTTCACGAAGGACGGTCGATTCAAGGCCAGGATTGGGGGTCCAGAGGGAACCAACAGTGTCGAAGTGTCTGTTGCCGGGACGACTCGATTTGATACCGCAGGCTTGAATCTTTCAGTTGTGGGGCCTCTCGATTTATCTTCTGGACCTGGGACAGATGGCGAGAACGTAGGGCTTCGACTCGGGTCGGCGGCAGGCGCAGTTGTCATTGAGTCTGGCGGGAAAATCGAAGGCGTTAGGGCAGTCAAAGCACTCCAAGAACCAGAAAGCGATAGCCCGATGGCAGCCGGTGCCCCAAAGGCCATCCCGAGTATGCTTCTCAAGGGCCAAGAGCTTCACATGGAGTCAGAAGAGGGGGTTCTTATCGGGGCAGGCGGTTCCGCTACCATCACTGCGAAGTCTGGGATCTCTCTGAACTCACCCGGTCAGCAGATCAACCTCAACGCAGGGGATGGGACCATTATCCTCCGTGCAAATGAGGTCCAACACGTTGCGATGGGGCGGGAGACCCAAAAATACTCGGGAGCTAATGGAGATCGGATCACCGAGCTTCCTATGCGTCATACGAGCTTCACCGCAGGAGGCCCCATCTCCAATGGCGTCTGTTTCTATGAGGTTGTCGATGAAGTGGAGTACGCCAATGGCGGCAAACGGACCTCCTACGACTATGGGGACCGAGAATCGGTCTACAACATTGGGGCCGAGAAGACGATCTGCAAGACTGGCAAGGTCACTTGGGACGCTAACACGACCAGCAAGGATATTCCTGGGCTCAACCAAGTGACTTTTGGGGCCACTATTGGATTCATGGCCGAGATGCAGGTCGGTTCTGTGAAGATGACTTCAACGGTAGGTTCCGCCAAGGTCGGGAGTAAGACAAAGACGACCATCGCTGCCTTGGGGCAGTGTGCCGTTGAGGGCAATACGATTGCTATGTCAGCCCCCGGAAGCCCTCTTGATAGTGGCGGGGTCATCTGTTCCGGCCACATCCACCCCATTATTGGGCAGCCCTTGGGTAGTATTATGTGTGGAAAAATGGGTTCGATGACCATCACTATTAGGGTTGGAGCGTCAGCAGGATGAGTGTTTCAACGATAGGGCTACCTCTCGCTTGTGCTGGCACTGGCACTGCTTACTCTTGGACTGGATCAGCAGGCGTTTCTTTCACCAGCGCCTTTGGGCGAGCGGTGAACTGGTGGCTTGGTCAGGGTACTTCTGTTCGACTTACCGGCGCTGTCATTGGGCTGATGGGAACCGGACAGGTGACGGGGAAGCTCATCATCTCCCCCGCCACCGGAGCCTATATGAGCTTCTTGTCTGCCTTTTCGATCACGGGGATTCAAGCTCAAACGCTGGCAAGCATCTGCTCGCTCGGAGTTGTTGCAGGAGCCTCGACGACAGGTCTCTACAAAGGAGACTCCATCGGGGTCGCAACTGGTGTGGACTTGGGTAAGGTGACACTGGCAGATCCAACCACGTTGGCGGGGAGGATCATTGTGGAGTGGGGCAGCGGGCAGATCTATGGAGTGTGTATGACGAGTCTTGCGAGCGCCCTGGCTTCTGGTGCAAGCGTCCAGACGTTGACGGGTATCGGTATAGGGGCCGTCACCCCGAAAGGTCCGGTTGCCCCCTGGCCTGGGGGCGGGGCTTCAACTTCAACTGTGCTTTAGATGGTGGCTGATAGATGGGATTTGATTTCTCTGGATATGTGCTCCGTGGTGCGACTTCTGCGGACTCCAACGCATCGACAACGGGGCTTGCCTCCAATGGCGTAGTGCGTGATGTGAAGGCCGTCCCTCATGTGGAGTCTTCTTCGCTTGGCAGACCCGCATACACACTGAACAGCGACAACGGTGAAGCTCCCGCTTTGGTTGAGCTTGACGCTGACCAGTATCGAACCTCCATCTTGAACGCCCCCGCTGAAGGAACCACCGAATACATCATCTGGGCGGCGAACTCTTCTTCGATGGCTATCATCACCGGAGATGAGAATAACCCTGTAAATGCGTCGGGAGTTGTTGATCCGTGGGTGGAAGAAGGTGGGACCGGTATCCTCGCAAATGGTTCGGGTCTTCATGTGGTCGCCCAGAAAAGGGGTTGGCCGGGTGATCTAAACGATGGAGAACCAGCAGCCTCTCTGATTAGGACCGTGTTCCATGAAGAGGGCCGCTCAACTGCGGACCTTTCTCTCTTTCGTCGGAAAGACGCCTCTCGTAGCATTATCGTTTCAGACAAGGGCGACCGTTCTATATCTGGCATTGTCGGCGTGAGGGTGACCCGGGGAGATACCGGGCATGTTTTCATGTTCTGGGCTGGGCTCAATGCTGACACCAAGTCATTAGAAAGTGCAGAAGAGGGCGACCTAACCAATATCTATGAGGCGTTTGAGTCGGTTGATCCAGACGCCGGAATCGTTACTATCAAGGCAGATAAGTTGGGGGTGTCTTATGACACCCAGATCCATGATGACTACGCTCGGGGAGCCGTTACTGAAGATGCCCTTCTGGACGATATCGCAGCGGCGTTCGGGGCTGATCAGCAGGGTAGCCCTGGACTCGGCGGCGGTTTTTCTTTCAAGCGAGGCGATTCGGTTAGTCGGGTCATGTACTTCATCGCTCCTTCTCGGTTCTGGTGGACTCGTAATGATCCTTATGAGACCCGGTTCGGATACGACTTCAAGTACCGCAAGTTTCGACCCCTCAAGGGCACAGGCATCGTCAAGGTAGGCGCTCTTGCCGTTGAGACTACCTATGCCTTGATCCCCCCGCCTTCTGGCGTACAGGTCGGTGAATACTTGCCCGGGATACCAGGGGTGGCCGGGGCAGACGAGTATTCGATGGTTCGGGTTGGAAGAATCCCAAATAGCGGCTCAACTCCGATTGCCGAGGCCGATGAGCTTGCCGAGCATGAGTTCAACGGCATGTTGGTTGTCTTGGATGAGGATGTCTCTGAAGAGTTCAACTTCTCTGCTTACGACCCGCCCCTTGCCGGGATCGTTGGGGCTGCTACGGGAGAGGTGTTCTTCAATCCGAAGTTCGTCTTGGAATACGGCGGCCAATCTGTTTGGTATTCCTATCGGAGCTTCAACACGGAGGCGAACGCCTTTGTCGGGAAGCTCAAGGGGGCAGAGACGAATAAGATCCCCTTGTTCATCTCCCCGATCCCACCACCGGATACCCACCCTTTCATTCATTTTGGCTCTCGACGCCCGTTGACCCCGGTGCTCGTAGACACAGACGCCGATCTCTACGACTTGGAGATCGGGTTGGTGACAGAGGTTGGGGTCTCTCTCACCACGGGACAACTGAAGTTCCATGATGAGGTGTACGGGTGGCCCGACCCCGAGAGCGAGTTTTTCAACTACCTGTATCTGGGCACTACCGTTTACTACAACGGTCTTGCTATGAACGCTATCTCCCAGCCCATCCAAAGCCCTTCCGAGATGATGTGGTTTGGAGAGGATGCTGATCAGGACACAGCCACCCCCATTCGTAGATGGGACATGGGTGACAACAAGGACATTTACGTCCAGACGGCACAACCCTTCGGTGGGAACGGTCTTGGGGTCAGTGGGGTGCTTCATGTACCCGATGGGTCTGGGACTACCTTTGACGCTGACGGGAAGGTTGGGACACGTCAGGGAGGGGATAATAGCGCCGGTTGGACGGTTTCCGGTCTGGTTCGGTCCGTCAAGGTCCGTCATCTTGGCGTGGAAACTGTTGAGGTTGGGGATTCATTCATCTTCTCGTCCAGAGGTGCTGTCGTTACTTTGGACGAGAGGGACTATGCCTTCGATCCAAACGGGTTCTTTATGCCCGACAAGGCCCTGTCAGTTTCCCAGCTACCTTTCTTTGATTGGAATGTCACTGGTGGGCGTGGTGTCGTTGCCAAGTCTCCAGAGAAAGAAGACGGCCAAGGCTGGATGGGCGAGACGACGGGCTATGTGGACCTCGACGGGCATGGCAACTTCGGGTCAGCGGTCATGCTTCCCCGTAAGGAACGGAAGCGAATCGCCACAGAGCTAAACGACTGGTTGGCTCCTGGGTCGGCAGTGACCGGACTCGTTTACTTCCAGCAGAGCTTGTTCAAGCCCTCAACCTATACATATAGGGCTCGGCTTACTTCCAAGGTCCGTGACGAGTTTACATTTGTAGGGACCGAGATCCTCCGCTTCGCCGTCAACGGGACACCCTATACCTGGGACGCCCATGCTTTAGGGGATGGGACGTTCGATATCTTGGAGGTGGTGGAGTCTCTCAAGGCTTCCGCAGCCGATGAAGGCTATACGACCCCGGCAGGGGATTCCATCACGACACTCCAAGATGAGATCGATTGTGTGTTGAACCAGACGGGAGCCTTCGTCGGGGGTGCCGAGGTCGGGGCGCTTGCTGCTAACGTGGAAGATGTCGGCGGCTACATCATCTTGTCTGGTTACGATAGAATCGAGATTGGATGGGGACCAAACGGCACTAAAGACCTCGATGCTTGTGCTGCTTTGGGGCTCCTTCCTGGGTGGTACGCCGAGGATGGGCGGGACAACTGGCTATCTGACTCTGGAATCTCCTTTGGGCTGGAGCGCAGCCCTTTCAACCGAGACCGGTCTTCTGAACGGCCTGACTTTATCCACCAGTATCGGGTGAAGAACCACAAGATCTCCCCTCAAGGCGGGGTCCAACCTTATCCTGTCATGCTGGTTGATTATCCTCCATTGGAGGACATTCCTGGCTATGGGGAAGGGGTCTTCTTCCAGACCCAAAACACCATCAAAGTTGGGGGTGGTGAACAGAGTCAGGTTCGGTTCTTGAGGCAACTGATTGATGTCTTCTATGTCTTCGGAGAGAACGCCTTTCTGTGGCTTGAGAAAGAGGACATCGTTGAATCAGTAGAGGCCCCATTACGGGGACTCCCGTTGGGGAAGCAGTCAATCATCCCAGAGAGCCTGTTGGGTTGTGAGCCTAACCCCAACATGGGGTTGTTTGTAGCTGAAGAGGGCGGTTCCTTCGAGCTAAAGGTGCAGGATGATGAGTACCTCATGTTGGATGGCGGCAATCCCGGTGTAGCTATGCTCATCGACCGGGTTGGGAGCTATGTCGGCACGGGCGGCCAGGGCGAGTTCATTGAGGGCGAGACGGGGTTCACAAACACCTTCGCTGCCCAAGACGACAACTTCCTTATGATGGTGGAGACCACCATCCAAGAAGCAGGCGAAGACGAGGAAGTCGGAACAAGCGATGATCCAGAACCCTTCGAGGAACCAGGACCAGTTCTCCCAGGCTACAAACTCAAGATCCTGTCTGGTGATGCCCTTGGCTGGTACGAAGTCATAGAGGTTGTAGACGAGCACACTTTGGTCGTGACGCCACCTTTCCCCACTTCGGCGGGTCAAGATGGGGACTACAAGGTTCCGTGGGAGATATACGACGGGATGCTCGACTCGGAGTATGACCCGGCTGTTGTAGCCGACGCTTTGTTTACGCAGTGGACCCATCTTCCCGAAGAGCCTTTCAAGATCCGCACGTTGGCCCCGCTTGGGAATGTCCCAAGATTTGCGACTCAAGAAGAGACTCGTTTACAAGCTATTGTTTCAGACGCTTTGATTAGCGAACGGTTGATTAGCCTTCGGTTTGGGTTGGATCACGAAGCCGAAGATGGATCGAACGTGGTAGAGCTAAAGCGTCTGCCCTCTGAAGAACTGGGTGTGGTCGGCAACAACACGCTGATGATTCCCGGTGTGCATCCTGCGACCCCCCAGGAGGGTTTCACGGATGGGCGGATCGAAGCCCAGGCTTTTTATGTCCAACTTGGGACCGCCGCTTTCACCTTCGAGTCGGGTCTCTTGATAGCTGTGACGGATGAGAGCAGCGACGAATGGGATAACCCCGGTGCTGGTTCCGCCGTTGCGTACAACCCAAACACACGGAAGCTCCGCTTCGGAACATCACTACTGTCTTCCTATGCGTCGGCTGTTGTGTATGTGATCGGATCGTGGATGCCCCCAGAGCAGTTGGCTCCAGGTCACGCAGAGTTCCATCCCGTGACAGGCTACTTGAACTTCTCCAAAGCAGACATGGACGCCCGTGGACCGCAGATGGTTGCGGAAGGGGAGACCGAAGAAGGCGGGACAGCCGCCTCTTACACCTTGGGGATTCCTGTTTACTTCGTTGAACAGATGATCACGACGGATCGAATCGACATCGCTTGCAACCCGATAGGCGGGGCGTTTGTCTTCTTGCGACCGCTTCGGGAGCGCCTAATCGTTGAGTGTGAGTATTCGGTTGCTGACGACGAAGGCAACCCGAAGCTGATCTATGAGCTTCGGGAGGACGGCACCGTTCTCTACAACAAGGACACTGGTAAGCCGGTCCCAGAACTCGATGAGAACGGGGACGTGATCTACGACGAAGTACGGGAGTTCTTGCCCCTTTACATTCGTAGCGAAGAGGCGACCAAGGTCGATGCTTACACGTATTCGTTCAACCCGCCCGAAAGCGACGAGTTTCAGCGCACTGCTTTTGAGGACATTGAGCCAATGGTTTGGCTCAACTCCCACATGCTCAACTATGGCACTGACGCAGAAGTAGAGATTGATTTCGAGAACAACTTGATCCGGCTGTCCCAGGAAGGGCCAACGCCCGTTCTCCCTTCAATCATAACCGAGATGCTGTTTAGTGAGTTCTCACCCGACACACCGAGGGTGACGATTAGCTATGCCGTATTGGAGACCTATGGTGGAGAGAAGGTCTACAACACCTCAAAGTCACCGATTTATCGTCCTCCTTTCTTCTTGGAGAAAGGCGTAGACTCGTTCGTTTTGGAAACAGACCGAACAGAGGGGATGCGGGTTGGGATGCTCTTCCGTATCGGAGCGGCCACCTTCTACATCAAGGATGCCTCTTACGACGAAGAGGCCGATGAGACTACCGTTACCATCTTCCCAACAACACGAAGCGAAGTCGGAAGCCGCTCCCCGGGGAAGGACGTTCTCTCACTACTGTCGGACCGCCCTGTGACACTTGAAGTTGATGGTCTGGAAGTTCCCGAGACTTCACCTCAAGGCTTTTTGCTTGATCTGGATGACACCCAACATGGCGGTGATGGCACCGACGATAGCGGGATTGAATGGGAGCCCGTTAGTCAGGGATCTAACCGTATTGAGTTCCAGGGTAATCTCCTACGGTTTGCTGTACCCGGCCACTTGATGGAGATTGGTGGATACCCCTACTTGATCCACGAAGCCATGATGTCCACAGATGGCTTGAAAACGGTGGTTCTTACCACCCAGACTTTCTATACCGGGCATAGCATGGCCTACGATGCCGTCCGGTTGAGCGTGCGCCCGATTTATCCACCAGATTGGCGAAACCCGTTGGGGGTGAACCCCATTCTTGCCAGTGAGGGGTTCGAGTTTGTTCGTTATGGGGAGAAGGATTCCGCAGGGAATGAGTTACCGGGTCGGACCCTCGTCTTGGGCGCTGAATACACCATTGATGAGACTTCGGGGGCTACCTTCCTTCTTGCGCCGTTGGAGCCAACCCTACTCCCAAACCAGCGTATTCTGCTCCATTATACGAAGGTCAACATGCTTGCCCCTGCGTATGACCCGGCAAGTCTGACGTACCGATTTCCCAGGTTCTACGCCGAGTACCGATACAACACCCTCCCCAGCTTGGAGAATGGCCTCTTGGGGGCGAAGGTGTACTCCACGTATTCCTTTCATCACCCAGACACCTTTTATACCCGCATCGTTCCTGTTGAATCGTATTCGATTGAAGCCGCCGAAGAGATCATGGGCGACATGAGCAGCAGACAAGGCGGCCAAGGCCCCATGCTGACGGCTGGACAATCGATGAATGAGAAGGACGTTGGGATGCGAAGCATCACGACGGACCGGAGCAACCTGACCGACAAGGACCGTGTTGCCCGCTTGTTCCTCGACTTCTACAACTCGGTCATCGTGGCCTTTGAGCAGGTCAAGGAGTGCTTGGATGGTTCCCTGGTCGGGGATCGAGATGGCAAGTTCCGTTACTTCATCGGGCGTGGAAAGGATACCCCGCCCCCTGGATGGGAAGACTCAATCACTGGGTTGCTGAACCCCCGAAACATCTTCTCGATGATCTACGAGGAAGAAAGCAACTTCCCCATCTTCAAGAACGACTGGCTCTACGATCCTCGCTATTCGACAATGGATTGGGGAACCATTGATGGTGATTGGATGGATGCAGAGGATCGGGAGATCTTCATGCAACGCCAATCGAAGCTGGTGATGAACGATGTAGATGATCTCGTTCTGACGGACCAAAGGCTCGTATGGGTTTGGTATTGGATCTTCCTCTTCCCGATCCCCTGGCCCAAGCCCAAGGGGGTCTTCGAGAGACTCTCTCAACCTAACGAACTGTCCCGTATCTTCCCCGAATCTGGCACAGCTTTCTTCCGAACCCACCCCGGGCTGAAGCACGATCTATCGAGGCGGGGGCAAGTCTCTGCCCGAGAAGATTGGTCCGGTTGGTACAGCATCTTGAAGCTGTTGGAGGCTGGTTCTTGGAGTTGGTCCGAAGGCATCACGTTACCGGTGTTTGGATCAACCTGGGGCAAGGTAAGCGGATACATTGAGAACCCAGTCGTCGGTCGGATGAAGTACATCGATGACATGGTGCTCAATGACAGGTTTCCGAGAGCACGTATCTGGGACTACTTCCCGTCAGGTATCGCAGCAGGCGCATTTGGTCTGGATGAAGACGGTGCGCTCCGTCCTGCCGAAGCCATTGAACGCCCGTGCATGATCGCTACTCCGATGAAGATCTCCGAGTTGCCAATCAACCCAGAGACCGGGATGCCCGACATCGACCTGTTCATGTCCAACGGGAACGACGGGAGTAACCAGAACCCACCTTCTGGCGTTCACATGGATCTGGGTACGGGCGACTTCAACCTCATCACGCCAGCGTGGCACGATTGGTGGAAGGGTGACATTACCATCGCCATTGGTAAGCCCAGTGGAGAGCGGCTTTCAGTCATCGATTCCGGCGAAAACGCCCCGGTCAGAGTTGACCAGATTCTCTATGGTTGTGTTGTTACCTTCAAGGACAGTGGAGGGGATGCCATCACGAATGGATCGGCTCTCTGCTGGCGTAACAAGGACGGCGATGCGGGGCTTCCCATCCAATCGACCGTCACTGGTTCTCCTGTCACACAGGGGGACACGCTCTATGACCAGAAGGCTGACAATCAGTTCCAAGAAGGTGACTTTGATGACCCTCCGACAGCCGATGACTTGGAGAAGATCCTCGACGCCTCCCCAGACTATGATTACACATACAGCCGGAAGAAAGGCCAACTGAAAGACCGCACCTTCTGGCAAGTCCCCAAGTCCAACTTCTGGGAACAACCTTGGGGCCTGAACCCCCCTCGCCCTTGTACCGAGTTGGAAGCCATTGTCACGTTCCACAACCAAGACATTGAGCCGAATAAGAATCTCCCAGCCTTGTTGGGTGAGGACAAGAATGACAGCGGGGACTACACCCTCCCTTACTTGAGGACGACGAACACGGAGCTTGATCGGTTCCGGCAGCTTTCCGATCTGATTACGGAGATCCTCACGGCCAAGAGCCCCAGTATCAACCTCATGGATGGTGTGTTCTGGAGTCTCGATGACGGGGACGGATCATTGTCGATAGATGACGGCGGGGGCAGCCCAGAAGGTGTGTTTACGGGAGACGAGTTCTTGGATGGGGAGACAGAAGTTCCCCACGGGATGCGTGAAGGAGACATGATCTATCTCTCTTCAGCATCTTTGGTGGGGGGTACGTTCACTGGCTGGCATCGAGTAGCGAAGGTAACCACTGCCACCAACTTCTCTTTGGCACTGTTTCAAGAGGACGGTGACTACACAGGAAGCATCACGGACAACCGTTACGTCGTAGCGAGACCTTTCACTACCTTCATTGATGCGTGGATCGCTATCTTGTTTGAAGGTGACCCCGTTGAGGGTGGCTCTGGAGTTGTGGGTGGCGAGTATATCTATCCAGATGAAGTTCGTGGGAGTGACGGGACCATTGTTACCGAGCTTTCCACGACGGCTTCAGTCTTTACCAACGATGCTGATGTAGTCGGATACGTCCCACCAGCGGCCCTACTGACCAACGAACGGCATAACGAACTCGAATACAACGCTTCAACCCCTGGTAAGGGCAACGTACAGTCCCATGACATTCTGCTCGTTGAGGTGGCAGGCGAGGGCGTCACCCTACCTGCTGGTTGCCAGGGGCTCCTGTCGGTCGGCAGGATCTATCGGAACCAGACCGAGGTTGGCCTTACCGGCGATTACGACGACTACATTGATGGCGATGGCGATGCGGTTCCTGCCGAAGAGGGTGGGGCAGACTTGGCTTACCACACGGTAGTTGAACCCCCTCGCTTCATCACCCAGACGGCCCGTGGAGATGCTCTACGGTATCAGTTGGACAACTACCTTGTTCACATCCACGGAGCGACCACAAGCTACCCAAGTGGCGTCTTTGAACATGATTGGACCGCTGGACCAGCAGCCGGAAACACGGCTGATTTTTCGGGCTCTGATCCCGTAGAGGGCGATCCTTTCGACAACACGAATACGTCTGGTGTGGGGATCATTGAAGACCGAACCAAGGGCATCGAGTTCGACATACACCCCGATACAGGGGAGACGGGTACGGGGCACGGGCGCATCATCTTTGATTTCTCAAGTTTGGGTCAGATCGAACTTGGGGACGCTGCGTTGGATGGCGGCGAACTCGCTAACGTCACGGAAAACGGTTCACACGCCACGCTTATGACCGACTCGGATGATACCTGGAAGGGTAGCGGCGGGCTGAATCGAATCCTCAATACGGACGGCAACAAGATCGTCCTACGGATCTTCGCCCGTGAGTACCTCGCTTGGGAACAAGATCCAGACGGGGTTCCAGATTCAGGGGATGAGTTCAAGGTGACGGTCAATCCAGGGGATGAGCTTCTTCGGGTTGAGTTCTTCAACGATGGTGGCACCAAGAAGATGCTGACCACCTTTGCGGGCGGTCAGTGGGACCACAACCGAGCAACCACCCCAGACGATAGTGTTGGTGTGGGCGGAAGCTCTGCCGGTTGGAGAACGGACCAGCAGTTCGAGCCTACCTCCATCACCTTTGGATCGTTCGACGGCAACATAGAGGGCTACGAGAGCGAAGATGACTTGGACAAGTTCAAGTGCATCGTCATCGAGTTCGACCGTCTGGAGCAAACTGCCCCAGGTCTGGTGGATCTGAACGATACACCCCTTCAACTGCGAGGCTTCCCAGGTATCCCAACGGAAGCGGGGTACCATAATCTCGGTTCAAGTTGGGGAACCAATGCGTATCTCGATCCAGACGGGGACGGGAACAACGACGATGACATCACAGAAGGCTCCCGGTTGGGATCTTCCCCTGACCCAGCCGTTCATCGTTCAACCTATAAGTATGACTTCTCCTTCTCTGTTGAGGCGGTGAGCGATACGGATGCAGGGGTGGACGGCCAATCTACGACGGCTTGGATTGATGAAGACCGCCTCTCGTTCAACGAGGTCTTGGACCTTCGTCTGGCCCGTGGCCGGGGCGTGCGACACCCGATTGGACGACAAGACCTAACGACAGCGTTGATGATCCATCACTGTGTTGTCGAGAGTGCTGATGATGCCGCTGGCGTAGAGACCGACATTCAATCCAACCTCTATATCAATGGCGTTGACAGCGAAGACAACCCTGTGCCCTTCACGTTCTTGGAACGAGACCCAGACCATCACTTGGAGTTCCCCAAGGTCTACGGCGAGGGCAACTACAGGATTGGGTGTTGGCGTGCTGGTAACGCTTCTCACGACGGAAGCGAGCGTGGTGTCTTACGGGTGATGCCCCTGGAGGGGTGGGCTACTGCTATTCCTCCCCAGGCTGACTTCTCGTTCCTCTTCAAGATCGAGCACTTCAACCTCGATGGGGTTGTCCACGATCCGGCTGATCCAGAATCGATCCTCGACCCCAACCGGACCGGGGTATTGACTACCGTTGAACTGCTTTCTGAAGGTGAGGCTAACGGAGGGGACCATGCCATATTAGGGAAAGTGCCCTTCACTTATGGCACCGTTCAAGTCACGCTTTCCGATGGGAGGGATGACCCAGCCGCAGGTGAGCTTGACGGAACCGATCCGCTGGTCGAACTGGTCATGGAAGGCGGCTACATCACAGGGATCACGATCCTCAACCCAGGCCAGGGGCTTCCAACGGATCTCCAACCCGAGGCTGGGTGGGTGTACCCATCCTCGATGCCTGCCGATTTCGATATCACAGTGACGCACGTCCCCGGCAACCTGCCTATTGCTGCGGACCGGCTTCGATTCACGTTGATCCCCTCTACGGAATACCATGAGACTGGGACGGTATCGACTGACCCAGCCGCTCTGGGTTTGTTCTGCCGTGGCTACGGGACCATCAGAGATGGGTCTCATAGCATTGTTTCTGGCATCGAGATCGATCCAGCAGTCTCAATAACCAATGGCTCCGACACAGACGGCGGGTATCACGGAGGGGATTTGGGAGCCGTAGTTCCCGGGGATATCCTTGTCATCAAGGGTGGGTCCACAGCAGTAGAAGACACCCTCTCGGGCGGTTACTCCCAACGTGGGTCTATCAAGTCTGGGACTTATGTTGTCAGGCACACCGTCGATCCTAATGTCTTTCCTGACGGGACAGCCCACTTCCCTGAAGGTGATGATCTGCTGGCCTTGTCTTTGAAGAATACGATTGGCTCCGAGGGGTGGGTTTCTACAAGTTTCCCCCTTGTAGATGACGACATAGCGAGTCTGAATGACGACAACGAGCCTCTCGATGAAGATGGGGTGGTGATCCCCTCCCCCAACCCTGACAACATTGTCCCCGGTATGGACATGGCCGTTAGTTTCGAGTTCGAGTTCGATGATGAGTCGGCAGTCACAGGGCTGACCAGCGCCACAGTCCGTATCAACGACTTGGTTTACTTTGAGGGCTCTCCCTCCAGTAATGAAGGAGATCTTACGGGCCACTCTTTCCCTGTCCCCGGTGGGGTCAAACACCTCCAAGTGACGAGTGGCGGTACGGGCTACGAGGTTGGGGATACCATTACGATTGCGGGAGCCGGTACAGGTGCCACTGGAGTTGTGACCCTTGTAGACGAAGATGGGGTGATCACAGGGGTCCGTGTTCTCAATGCAGGCAGTGAGTACACCGCAGCCGCTACCGCTACCGTAGTCTCTGATGATGGGGCGGCAGCTACTCTCGCAGTAACAGTGTGGGAAGACTGCCGGATCTTCATCATTGTCAAAGCAAATGGCATGAACTCTTTGGTCATCTCTGCCCCCTACACGGCCTTGGAATCCAAAGACCCAGACGTAAGCACCAAGGGAGTGTTTACGCTCGATGTTGCCCACCTGGAGCTTTTCATTGGGGCTGACGGGCAACCCATCGCTGATGCTGCTGATGCTGCTGATGTGCAAGCCCAAGCAATCTTCGATGAGTTCTACCTCAAGCTCGTTACGTTGAACTACTCGATGGTTGATCCAACGCTGTCTCGGGGTCTGACCAAGAATCTGCAAGTCTCGGGGATGGTGTACTTCCCTATCCGTATTGATTCTTCGGTCTGGGGCACTCTTCCAGACAACAATGTCGTTGGCTTCCGATACGACCTCGATGGAGACCAGCAAGCGGCCTACGGGTTTGCAGGCATTTCCCTTGCCACCAAGGTTGGTCTCACTCGTACAGATGAGGACGGGGTGGAAACGGCGGGTGCGGATTCGGCGACCCAGGTCTACGCTTTCGATCCTCTATTGGTAGAGGACACCGTGGATATGGCGGTGGTGGCTAACCTTGGCATCGAAGAAGACAACAACGGGGCACCGGGGGATTACAAGATCCGCATCTACGCTGACTTGATGAATAAGCCCAACGAGTTCATCGCTGATGTGAACAAGCCGGTCTTCAAGGGCGTGCCTTCGATGTTGGACATTTCCGACTGGCCCCAACTTGTAGATGATGCAGCCCCGGTGGAAAGCCCGACCGTATTGACGCCTTGGACTGCTATCCGAGAGTTCGCTATGGGTGCCGCTTGTATCTTGCCTGGAGACAAGTTCAAGACAATCGTTCCGTTCTTGAACGCTGTTCCGGCAGACGTGGGGAATGAGGTTGGAGCGTCAGGCTTCTGGGCGATGGCAGGGATCTTTACCGAGCCCTCATACCCATTGTCTGCCCAGAACTACTACGCAGACTACGATTGGATGGGTGCTCCTGACGACCCGAGCTACAACCATGTTCGGGTTGTGGACGACCGGGGAACTTATGATCCAGAGACCGAGACACCCTCAGTGCCTCTTTTGAGCGGCGTACCAGAGGATACTATTGGGTTCCGTTTCGATGATGGTTTACACCAGACCCTCTCCCCTGAAGTGGACCGTGCGCCTTACAGCGAACAGGTTGAGATTGAGATCCGCCGTATCCGCCGTTTCCACGGTGTCCAAGAGACACTGGCAGGACAGTTTGAGCCGCTTCGCTTTGCATATGAGATCCGTCGAGGCATCCCCACTGCCTACGAGATTGATCCCCACAAGAAGACAGGGACCATACACGCCGAGGGGTTCCTTTCAGATGCCTTTGGATTCTACGTTGATCCAAGCCGCCCTGATCACGATGAGGTTATCCATGAGTTCTCGGGCACCCAACTTGGTGGCTTTGACAACTCCGATGTGAATATCGCTCCAGGGGACACTTTCCGGTTGCTCTTGAATGGTGTCTTGATCGATGAAACCGAAGTTATCGGTCGGGGAAGCCGTATTGCATCTTGGGATGTTGCGTTCCAATCCCTCGCAGCATCCCTTGGCCCGAAAGGCGCTTGGAATGTCATGGGGACGAAGTTCCGTTGGGAGAACTCCGCCTCAAGCCTGCGGGTTAGAACACCGGGCATCACGGACGAGACTTTCTTGGCAGCAGCCGCAGCCGGGGATGATCTGGCGGCACTCGGGTACTCCTTTGAGATCTACCTTCGCCAAGCGCCTGTTCCCCATGAGCAGTCAAACGAGCAGTTGTTGGATCTCATCACGGACATGAAGATCCATGAGACCAAGCCGGACTACGAGACCCAACTCGGGGGCTATGTCCCGGCAATCCCTCTCTTGTCCACTACACCGGACTCTGATGAGGACGGGCTACCAGACGGGGAGCTTGACCCCGATACAGGAAACCCAAAGACCTGGGATCTCTATGCCAACCGTCTTTATGATGACCTTGCCGCTCCTGATGCGGGAGGCTTCGGGGCTTTGGGGATCGTAGAAGGAGACATCATCCTCATTGATATCGCCGGGACAGTAGAAGGCCCCCTCGGGTATCCCGACATTGTTGAACGAGGGGCACGTCCGTTTGGTGATCGGGGAATCAAGGCGAGAGATGGTCAACAAGGAGTCACGGGAGAGGACACCTTCAAGGAAGGGCACCCCTCCAAGCTGGACGACAACCGAGGCTATTACACGGTGGCTTCCGTAGAGAGTGACCATCTTGTTTTGACCCCGGGATACGTCAAGGAGTTCTCGGGCATCGATGGTGTTGATGTCACATTCCCAGAAACGGTGCCTGCACAAGAGGTTCTCGGGTATGCCATTTATCCAACGATCCACGAATCTCCTTTGCGGGCCGGTGATTTCTTCAAGGAACCAGATGAGTTGACCGAAGGACAGATGGATCTCCGACCCACTCAATATGCAGGCATACAGAACAGTGGCGGCGTGGTCCTTGATTCAGACGAAGAGAACTCGTTTGATGTCAACGACTTCTCTATCAGGCCCTTCGGCTACAAGGTCATCCGACCCTCCCGGTTGTTTACTGAAGAGACCATTGACTTTGTTTTGATGGTCCGAGAGCGGATGCTCTCCTTCATGGAGACGCTTCGTGGGCCGCTCATGGGGAACAAGACCGGGACGTACTACGACTTCCAAGATGAGAACCATGCGTGGGACATTGGGTATCCGGCAGTGCCGGAGTCTGGGAAGGGCGTTTATCACAACGATCTGATCATCGACCTCATCGGTCGGGTTGATGTTGCCCCGTTCGCCAACGATTCAGATTGCCTGTCTCTCTTGGATCGGCGGTTTTGGATCTTGGACACCCAACTCGACACCCTGACCCCGGGGAATGACGGCTTGTCCATGAGGAAGATGCAGTACGACACAGGCGACAGCCCATACACCGGTTACAACGCTCTGAAGAACTTTGACTTCCCAGAAGGTACTGCGGCACCGGCATTGGTTCGGCCTGTATTGCCTGACCGAATCGATGAAGTGCTCAACATTCGGGACCGTTTTCGTGATCTTCGCTATACGTGGCTCTCTTATAGGACCAACCGACAGGATGGCTTGATTGTTCGAGCCCTCATGTTTGACCGGGATGTCCCCAAGATGATGAGGGAACGTGAAGAGTTCATTTTGAGGGCCAGATCCGGGATATTCTAATGAGGTGAGAGATGTCTGACGACCCAACCATATCCGAGGCCATGACCGAGGAAGAGATCCAGAGGATGCTCGGGGATCTCAAAAAGAAAGGCGCTGAACCTGGGGCGTGGGGAAAGACCGTGCCTGGGAAGCACAGCCATCCATTTGTTGAACGGCAAAAAGCCTCTTTGGAAAGCATGAAGAAGGTTTTTGAGGCCCAAGTACAGCAGGATCAAGAACAGATTGAAGCCCTCCAAGAGATGCTCCAGCGATTGAAGCATGGAGGGGGAAGCTACCGTGGCTGAGATTACAACAGGGGAATGGTACGGCGGCAAGCTCTTTGAGTGGCCCGAAGAGATCTACAAGTTCAAGGAGTACGTCAACGAGATCGCTCAATGGCTGATTGCGGCATTAGAGATCGCCTCAATGGCTTTGGAGATCATCAAAGCCTATCTCATCTGCTTCCTTGATCCGCTGTTGGCCTTGGTCAAAGCCATCATCGCCGAGATTCGAGCCTTCCTTCGAGACTTTGCTCAAATCGGGGTCTATCTCACGGGGGATTTCCCTATCTACGGCAACGGCTACCTGGGGGACTTTGGTCCCTCGCCTTCCACAGACTTGAGCACGGTCTGGCCGCTCAAGAACCTAATCGGCGGGTTTAGTGCGGCTGAAAGGCGCATGATCGGAAGGCTGGCTAATCGAGCAGACCCGGGACGGCCTGACGTTTCCCCAAGGGTCAAAGTTCTTGCAATCTCTTTCTATGTCACCGCTGACTTTACAGCCATCTACGGCATGATTCGAGCTATTCGAGCTTTCATCAAGCTCTTCAAGATAGATGCTCCAAGCGACGGCGGCCTACCGCAACCCTCTGGTTTAGGTTTGGCTTACGGTAGTGACGCCAGTCTTGGGGGTGCATCAGAGTTCCTCACTATTTTCGAGGCACAGGCCGATGCCGGGGGGGCCGAACCAGCCTTGTTGACAGCGACCTGGGGCCTAAACGAGCCGGGGTCCGCAGTATTTGGGATCACCCTCCCACTGATTGGACCCCCAGGTTGGATGATCGAAGTATCGACCGAACCCGCTGGTCTGCCTCTGTATATTGAGCGACAAAGCGAAACTGATGCTACTCCAGCAGCAAGCGGAAGCGGCGCTCGTCGGCAATCCACCGAGAGTGTTCCAATCTACGTGGCGAAGAAGGAACTAACTCAACTGGTCCTTTATGGTGGTGCTGATCAGTTGGCTATCGATGATGCCTATGGGTACAACAAGCAGGGCACAGGCGATGACGGCCACCTGAAAGACGGGGGTCACAGACTTTTCTCCAAGATTGGGGGGTCTGAACTACCTGTACCTTTGGATATGCTCAAGGACGGTGACACGTACTACTTCCAAAGGACATTCTATCTTTCATCGGGAGCAGCCC